TGGAACCCGTGAAGCTGATAGGCAGCGTAGCCTGACCCTGGGTCGAGAGGGTGCCGGTGGAGGTGATGGTCGTGCCCCAGGCGCCGGTCGTGTGGGCCTTGATGGACTGGCTCATGTTGATCTCTTCGTAGCCGAGGGTGCCCTCGCCCATCATGCCGTTCTTGAACTGGCGGGAGATGGTGCCGGTCGGATTGAAGAAGCCCTTCATGCCGTCCACCAGCGCCGCATTGGCCGCCGGGTTCACAGTCGCGTACCGCGGCATCATGCCGGCCGCCGACTCATTCAGCTTCTGCTGAGCCTGGAGCAGGACCAGCGACGTGGCCGGCGTGGTGCCGGGGGTGCCCACGGACTGGTAGATCTGCTTGTAAGCGTTCGCTACGTCGGCGTCGATGGAGGCGGCGAGCTGGCTGATACGAGGCTTGAGCACGCGGTCGGCGAAGTCGTCGAGCGAGAGGGTCAGTTCGGCGCTGGTGAAGTTGATGCCAATGTGCTTCTGGTTGGAGACGCTGAGCGTAGTGTACTGCTCGTTGTCATCCTGGACCTGGAGCGCGGCACCATCGGTCACCAGAGCACGGTCGGGCAGACGAATACGCAGCGCGGAGCCAATCTTGGCCCCTTCGACGGCGAACGAGTCATCGTACTGACGGTTGCAGTTGCGGGAGATCACCAGGTTGTTCTCCAGAATCTCCAGAGACTTCCGGTTAATCATGTCAATCGTGAGAAGCGAATTGCTCACGGTCTTTCTCCTTTAGTGAGACGCCTGCGCCTTCTTGATTTGGCGCTGCCTCTCAGCCTCGATCCACTCGGAGGTGGACATAGACTTGACCGAACGGGGGTCCGTCGTGTCGTAGGTCGGCTGCCCAGTGCTCCGCGCGGTCACTGGCGTGATCGGCGCTGGCGCTTTGGATGTCTGTTTGGTCGGCGGCTCCGCGGCGAGTTTCGCCTCGATGCGGCCGATCTCCTTTGCTTGCAGGAAAGGCGAAAGACCGGAAATGCGCTGGGCCTCCTTGGGATTGGAACCGAGGTAATATGCTACGTCGGGTCCGACCTCGGAAGCCTTGATCGTCTCGGCCATCACACTCGTGATCGGCAGGGTCGGATTGTAGGCGACCTGTTCAAAGTCGCCGTACTTCTCCCGGGCCTGCTCTTCCCGGTCATGATAGGCGTCATCGAGCTCGATGGCGTGCTGCTGAGCGGCCCGCTGATTGACCAGTTCCTGAGCCTTCTGCTGAGCCAACGCTTCCGCGTACTCCTCAGGCGTCTCGAACTGAGCCAGGGTCAGCGGCTCCGCCGGAACCTGCGGTGAAGCGGCCTGTGCGGCTGCCTGACGGCGTTCCCAGCGGCGCTGCTCCATCGCCAAACGCTTTCCGATGATGGCGTCCAGTTCCTCCTGAGTGAAGGTCTTGGGCGCGTCTCCAGCCTCTGCTGCCGGCGTCTCAGTCTCGGTCACAGGAGGGGCCGTGACCCCCTGCTCCGGCACGGGCAAGCCCGCTTCTTCGACTTCGGTACTACCTTGAATCTCGGTGCTCATGTCTTGTCCTCGATTCCCTGGTGCATTCCACCAGTAGAGTTGATGCTAGGCGTTCAATGCCGCCACTTTCTCCTGGAACGACTTGATACGCTGATTCAGCGCGGCTTCCGCGTCGTCGAGCTTCGACTTTCGACTCGCAAGCACCACCTCGTGAGCAGAAACCGCCTTTTCTCGGTCGGAGACAACGAACTCGCGGGCCTTGAGCGCATCCTCACGCTTGGTGAGTTCCTGAATAACCGCCCCCTCGAACCGCTCAATCTCCTGGAGCTTCTGCTCCGAGAGATCCTTCTGATGCCGAGCGTCCTTGAGTAGCGCATCCACCGTTTCACCGGCTTCAGCGACCATCTGCTTCGCCTGCGCCTTAAGAGCCGCAGCCCTCGCCTTCAATCGAGCCGTTTCCTCAACGGCGCCCATGGCGCCCTGGCGAACAGCAAGTTCATCACAGGCACGCGCCGCCTTCTCCACATCCGCCGCGAACTGACCACTACTCACGTAGGCGAGAAAATCGCTCAGGGACATCCCACTCGTCTCTCCGTGCGTGTTCATAATCAGTCCTCAGACGTAGTAGGAGACGTTCAGTTTCGCGCTGGCCGTCTGTTCGATGAAGCGAATCTTGCTCAGGTCTCCATCGTACTCCAACGTCACCCCGACGGCGAGAGGCATCCCCACTGAGGCGGTCGGGTCCGTGCCATCATCACGCCAGCGGACCGCCTGAGTTTCGGGAGTGATGTAGGCCACACTCGGTGTCGCCCGCAACCCGTTCTTGTCGGTCTGCGGAAGCGTGAGAGCAGTCGCCGCACTCAGGCTGGTAATCTGCTGATAGCCTAGCGCACTGGTGATAGATTTCAAAGAAAGAGCCATTTTTATTCATCCTCTAGCCAGCCGAACCAGTCGGCAGAAAAGAAAGCAGCCTTATTTGTTTCCGCGGTGATGGCAATCCATCCGCCAGCTGGAACAGGAAACGGGGTCGGGAAAACATATGTCGCTACACCATTTTCAACAGGAATAGTTCCTTGAGGAATCAGCGCGGCTGAATCAGACAGGTCGCAATCCCCGAAAATAGATGTACTCAATCGAATGATACAACTAGTATCGGCTGTTGCCGCTGCTGAACCGCCAACCGCACCACCAATCATTGCTCGTTTGCCAGCAGGTACTCGTCGTACCGATGAAGAACAACGAGTCTTGCCTGCCAGAATCTCAGTGACTTCCACACCACCAATTGTACCAATAATATTTCCAGCAGCTGCCCGGAGGTTCCCGACAGTGCATACATGAATACATTGAGGCCAACGAATATCAGTAATAGCGGGAGTAAGTGATGCTGTGGAGAATACTCCACCATTTAAAGGAACTTCGACAATAAACTGGTTCAATGAAGAATCAAGATAATAAAGTTCGACTGAATTGATCCCCGTGCCGCCCACAGTGTCATTGGGCGATGAGCAAGTAAATACCAACGGGCCGCCAGAAGTAGAGATAATCGGAATCTGAGTTGCTGCCAAAGGCCAGACGATTCGCTCCGCCGTTCCGCCCGCTTCAGTTCGTTCACCAAAAGCATTAAACAGCGATGCTCCTGGAACCTTCCCGCGAGCCATCTGAGCCAGAAATGACCCATAATCAAAAGGAGGATTGGAATAGTTGGTTTTCATTAATTCGGCTTTGACGGCAATGGTTGCGCGCTGCGGGGAATGTAGAGATCCCGCTTCATCTCCTTCACATCGTCTCGGATCTGCGACATGGTCTGCTGGACATATTGCATCTGCGCCTGCACCTGCACGCCAGCCTGATAGGAAGCTACCACCGAGGAAACTGCAGCCGACCCGACGGCGCTCACCAACGCAATGAGCAATGCCTCAAGGAATCGCGTGGTATTCCACTTCGGTTGGTCCTGGTCCACACCAAGCACAAAGGGAGCTACAGGTAGGATATGATGCAGCATGTCATGCAAGTTCATTTCCCTTGCCCCCGCTGAGCCAGCATCGCTGTAATCTTGTCAGCGCCTCGCAGGCCCATGTAGGCCCATGCGGGGGAAAGGAAGAGCAACAAGAGCGCCCAGTCAGGGGCATCGTGAACAAACACATACGCGATACCGGCCAAGAGCGAAGACCAGGCCATGGCCGGACGAGTCCGCCGGACAAATGAATCCTCAGTCTTGTCCCCTTCGCGGATAGTCCGCTGGCCCTCCGCATGAGCTTTCTGCTCGTCCTCCAGGCGCTGACGCTCCATGAGGGCCACATGGTCACGGATAGATGCCTGCTCCTGGTTGGCGAGCTCCTGGAGCCTGACAACCGTTGTCGAGTCCTGCTGGAGGGCCGCCAGGGCCTTCGCAGCGTCAACGTGACCCGTCGCACTACCCACCAGAGAAACCCCAGCAGCGACCGCCGCAGGCACGTTGCCGGTCAGAAGCGAGCCGACCAGCGCAGCACCGGTTCCGGCGTTGCTCTTCAGCCACTCACCAACATCTGCCCAATTCGCACTCATCTCGCGAGCCGCCTTCTCATATAGACTGAAGCCCGGGGTCTCTCCAAACACGTCTCATGAGAGGAACCTCAGCTTGTAGAGGGTGCTCAGGTAGAGCGCCACAATGTCGTCGATGAGAGCCTGGAGCGGCGCATCGTCCTTCTCGCAGACCTTGTAGCGGTTGCTCTCGATGGTCTTGAGCTGACGCTCCAGAAACTCCGTCACGTTGGCCGTCTTGTCGATGGAGAGGAGAGCCACCGCTCCGATGAGTCCATGGCGCCCCTGATATGCCTCCGCGAAGGTGTCAGCGAGCCCGACAATACCGTCGTAGAAGGACCCGAGCGCCATGTGTTTCGCGTAGCTGCGGGTATTGAGATGCACCGAGTGCGTCACATCCCGAGCCAGGAACAGCAGACCAACGAACTCAGAGGCTTTCACTGCGGCATCTCCCCGCTACGCTCATCACCAGGAGGGGCCAAGTCCCCGGAAATCATCATGCCGTGGATCGTCCCGAGCACGATGTCCTGAATCTGCTCCGGCGTCATAGCCGCGGCCATCGCCTGGAGTCGCTTCGTCTCGGCATCGAAGGCCCGAACCTGCGCCTCGTACTCCTTGATCTCCACCGTCCGCACCTCCACGGTGTTCTGCACATTCTGGAGCATCTGGTGCATTTTCTCCATCTCCTGCGCCATCGCCTGCATCTGCTGCTGCGCGGCCTGGAGAGCCGGGGACTCGTCGGTATCCTCGAGGAGTTTCGGGTCGATGGTCTTGGCCAGGCGCTCCGCCATCTCCTGGGCGCCCGGCCAGTCCATATTCTTGACGAACAGGTCGCCAGCAACCTGCCAGAGCTGCGGATTGCCCTTCAGGATCTCAGCCATCGCCGCCATAGCCTCCTGGCGCTGAGTCATGTAGCCAGGGCCCGTGGTGACATGGACATCGTACTTGCCGACGCCCGGATTGTAGATCTTCTGGAGCACGACGCCGTTCTCATCCTGAATCTTCTTCACCGCCTCCGGCTGATTCGGGTCAAGCGTCACAAGGTCCACTTTGCCCTCGAGGTCCACGATGCGGGCGATGCGACGGGTGTCGTATATCTTAGGGATGAGGTCAATAATCTGCCGAGCGGTGTAGCGCACTGCTCGGGCGAGATTATCAACGTAGTGGTAAGTACCGGTGTCCGTCTGGCGCTCACGAGCCAGAATCGCCTTACCCGAACGCTCGTTCGAGGTCTGCCCAAGGCTGGAGTCATACTGCCCCGTCGTGCCTTTGATGTCCTCCGAGGCGCCCAGCTTGGCCTGAATGAGGCCTGTCTGAGCCATGGGGGGCGGGGAACGCTGCGGAAGCGGCAAAACAGCGCCCTGGGCGTCCGTCACGTCCGGGTTGACCTCCAAGTACGGCCAGTTGTTCGTGTTGGCCGTTTTCCACTGTGTCTCGAAGCCCTGGAACTGCCCAGCGTAACCGATGAAGGGGGCTTTCGGCGCCAGCGCCAACATCTCCGCTTCTTGGGAGGTCCAGTAGTTGTAGAGCCGCTGGGCGTCCTTGGCGTTACGCACGATGCCGGAGAGATGGATGCGCCCCTCGACTTCGTGCTCGTTTCCGACGACGCGAATAACCGGGATGTGCTTGCCGGCCCAGTCCCGCCGGTCGATGACCTCGAAACCGTTGATCTTGCACCAACGGACCTTCTTCATGTCCACTGGCCGCGAGCGAACCGCCTTGAGCCCCATCTGCTCCAGTTGCTTGGCTTCAGGCGAGCCGGCAAACGCCACTGCGCCGCCCGGGTAGAGATTCAAGGTCTCAAGTTGATGGTCGATGTAGAAATACTCGGCGATGCGAACTGTGGTCTCCGAGACCCAGGCACTGAGCCCCTGGTCCCCGACGCCCGACTGCTGGAGCGAGGAGACCGGCTTCGCCTTCGGGTACAGGCGCTCATACTCGGACTTCAGCAGGTCCTCAGTGATGAAGCACCACTGCGCATCGGCGCCGCAGGGGTCCTGCATCGTCGGATCCATGTAGACCGAGAAGGAGTTCCGCACCCGAGCGATGCGGATATCCTGGTCGAACGAGTCCTCATCGCAGAACTCGGTCAGGATGCGGATGTACCCCTCGCCGTAGGTGACCTGGTTTTCACAGGCGGTGTCATAGGCCACATCGGCGTCGGAGATGTACTCGATGTGCCGCACCATCCCATCGAAGATGTTGGCGACCTCGACATCCGCCTTGTCGTCCACCGGGATGACCTTGCCGGAGGGTCGGTTCTGCCGCTGGTCGTTGGTAACTTGCTTGATGTGCTGGGGGAGCTTGTTGATGGTGAGGCAGGGGCGCGCGTTGATGGTCTGACCTTGGACCGAACCGCGGGTCGCCAACACGTCGGCCGGCCATTGCCACTGGTTATCCGGGCTGGCGGCTGCGAATCGCAGGTCGTTGAGCTCGTTCTCGCGGCTCTCGGAGAGTGCCGCAATGGCCATCTTGAAGCGGTCTCGCGCCTCAGATAGCAGTTCCTCATCCCTCATGGTCTGACCTCACGAATCGGCACCCCAACGAGTTTGTGATCACCGCACCACCCGTCCTCAACAGCTATCGGAAACCCTTCGTTGGTCGGAGCGTGTCGCCGGCATCGACCTGAAACATCGCAAGGCTTCAGATTCTCCCCCTCCGGCCCCTCCGAGATACGAAAGCGCCAGAAAAACCGGCAATTCCCGCAGACCAGGGTCGTCATCGGCATTTCCGACCCCTCGGCTTCGACTTGCCGGCCTTCGAGAGTGCGATGGCCACCGCCTGCGTCTGCGGTTTGCCGGCCTCCATCTCAGTGCGAATGTTCTCCGAGATGACCTTGCGACTCTTACCCTTCTTCAGCGGCATGATTCAAGCTCCCATCCAGCCCGTACCCGCGGGCATTCCTCCACCAGAATAGACCTTTGGCGCCGATCCTGCACCTCCCGACGCGCGCTCCATGTAGGCCATCGGGAACGCGAAGGTCACGGCCAGGGCGTCAGCAGCGTCCGGCGAGGCCAGTCCGCGAGCCTTCATCTCCTTCTTACCCTCCAGATAGATGGTGCCGGACGAGTCGGGCCGGCGCCGCGGGCCTGAGAGGTCCTTGGCGAGCAGCTTGTCGGCCGGGATGTGTCCGGTGCGCAGCCAGTCCCGCATCGCGCCCCACATCTCCGCCCGCTTATTGCCCCACATGACCTGGTTCTTGGCCTCCCACCCGAAGTTTCCCCCCCGGACCTTGTACCGCTGCTCGGTGAGCCGGTCCAGCACCCCATACCCGAGCCCACCCTCATCGATGACCGTCAGGGCCGGCCTGTGAGCCTCTATGGCGTCGATAACATGCCCAACGGTAGTCATGGTGTCGTCACCCTTGAACCGGCGGATCTCAACGATGTCACGGCCTCTGCGGACCAGGATGACCGTCGAGTCCGAGCCACCACGCGCCGGGTCCACGCCGATAACGATGGGGGCGCTCATGTCCCGCCAGGGCTCGCGGTCCTGCGCCTGCTTCACCAGCGCTGGGGTGATGAACTGGTCGTCCCCCTCGGTCGGGAACTCCCCATAGACCTCGATCCGGGCCTCGTAGGAGTCCTCGCCGTATTCTTCGATGATCTCCTCGTAGACCTTCCTGTCCACCCCCTCGACGGTCCGGGCGTCAATCTGTTCGGTATCCCAGAAGGCCCGCTTGGCATGGAAGCACTCGAAGAAGTACCCGGTATTGCGTCGAGGATTGGAGAAGGCGAACCAATAGCGATCGGGGATGTCCTCGGTGAAGAACCCCGCGGCCACCGACCAGATAGGGTCGGGCACGCCGGAGCTCTCATCGAAGATGACCATCATGCCATCCATATTATGAGTGCCGGCGTAGCCGTCCGGGTTCTCCTCGGACCAGAGTTTGCCCTCCGCGGCCCAGTAGCGCGTACCCTTCTTCAGGTCGCGCTCCACGAGCTCGGTGAGCCACGCCGCAGGGGTCAGCTTGGTCGCGGATATCTCCCACCAGTGGGCGTTGAGTGCCATGGTGGCCCACTTCGCCAACTCACCCCAGGTCACGGTTCGAAGCTGCGCCTCGGTGTTCGCTGAGACGATGACCGAGCTGCCGATGCGAGTGGTCAACATCCAGAGCACGAGCCACGCCACGAGTGCCGACTTGCCGATGCCGCGGCCGGAGGCTCGGGCCATGCGCAGGGCTTTCAGGAGCGCCTTGTCGGCCTGTCCGCGGTTCTCGGCGATGTGTCTGGCCACCCGACGCAGGAACCGCCTCTGCCAGCGCCTGGGACCGCTGAAGTGCTCCAAGGGTGTGTTCTTCTGGCCCCAGGGAAAGGCGAACATGACGAACGCCTCAGGGTTGTCGGCGATGAGGGGGCTCCAGAGCTGGGCCATCAGCGCCTGCTCGTCCTCCGGCGAGTAGAGAGGTTTGCGCATTAGGCGACTTCCCAGCCCTCAAGCGGGTCAGGAGTCGGAAACGCGATATCCGGATAAGATGCGGGGTGGACTTCCCGCATCCTGTTTTGCAATTCGAGAATTTTCTCTCCATCTTTCAACGCCCGCTCTCGCAGGTCGTCGACCAGCCGCTCCAGCAGCTCCACTCGATCTTCAAGCGTCATCACCCCACCTCCCGATTCGAAAGCTCCTCAAACTCCCCCTCCAGCGCCTCATCGAGAGCTAGCCGCGGCACCGCCAGGGCGCGCTGCTTGGCCTCGTCGAGGGCGTGCAGGATGGAAATCTCCCCACCTACCGTAATCTGCTTGGTGTCGCCGTACCGCTCCTTGTTCCACATGCGCGCGGCAAACTGGCGCGTATCGATGCGCAGCTTGGACCGCTGCACGTCCTCCAGGCTCGCGGTGCCGTCCGGGTTGCGCCCGTCGGCAATCTCGAAGGTCTCGGCGATGATGACCTCGGTGCCGATGGCCTGCGCCTCACGGTAGCGCCGCTTGCGCTCCGGGTCCCGGTGTATCCATCCGACAAATCCCTGATAGTCGTCCCGCCGCTCCCGGTCCCGCATGAACTCGATGAGCGACCGGCCGTCCGAGATGCTGTCCAGGGCCCGCTCGAACATCAACTCGAACTCCGTCTCCCGGAGCGCCTGGCGGACCGCATCGCGGCCCACCTTGGTCGTGGGCAGCCTGCACGACCGCCCGACGATGAACGCCGGCAGACGCACCGCTGGGTAGGGGAGCTGGAAATACCCCGAGCAGTGGCGCACAGGGAGCCGCACAGGACGAGGTGCGAGCCGAGTGGGGCGTTCGAGCGGAGGATCATCGGCAAAAAGAAGGCTCTCCGGCGCCGGGGAGGATTGGCGCCCGATGGAGGGACAGGCGCCTTGGGCAGCGCCGGAGAGCCAGTCTGGCAACTTGGTCATGACAGCACTATAGAACGAGTCGAGAACCTTTGGAAGTTCGAGTGGAGGAGCACAGGGGTCCGAGTGTCCGGGTGTGGCTCGGGGGAGCAGACGGCTTAGCGTTTCGCATGGAACACAAGGGGTGAACATCAACTCTCCGTCCCAATTTGCCAATGTGTCATTCAGATTCTCTGCTCCAATGTGTCATTCGGATTCTCAGAAAATTCTGAAAAATTGAAAAATTGATGCGGGTCCATCAGGCCCAGCCCGCCGCCTCGCCGGCCCTACCCCCCTCCCCCACCTCGAACCGGTGATCCGCCGCATTGCTGAGCCGCCGAGCTGCGAGCCGGAGAAACCGAGCCAGCGAGTCAGGAATACCGGCGAGGCGCCGGGCCTGAGAGTCGAGTTCGAGGGGATGGTCGTGGCCATTCGGGCCTGGCGAACCAGTGACACAAACGGCCCTGAGAGGCGCCAGGTCGCGGCTCAACGGTTTCCCGGGAATCTAATGTGCCATAGGACAAGTGGATTCCCGTAGTCTGATTCGGTGCCAATTTGTTCCTGATGTGCATCTTAGGTGGCACAATGGAACATTTGGACAAATGGATTGTAGTAGTAGGAATTGGGGCCAATCTTGGCTCTTTGTCCAGAGCCGAAAACCCAAGATGTACATCGGGAAGAAATTAGTACTCCGGGCATCCCCGATACACGATTTTTCTAAATCTCTGTTCACGACTTTGAAATTTACCTCTCAGTCCCTATGCCCAAAGTTCTAATTTCATCCCGATGTACCTACCCGAGAAACTGAGAGCCGTTGTGCCACCAAGCCTCAGACAATCAGATTGAGACATGGGACATTTGACACGTGGGACATTGGTGTGCTAGATTGAACCCGTAACGTAATCACCACCTGGAGCAACAGACCATGAAAACCCGCGCGCCATCCGTTCATACCCTGACCAGCCGACTGGCTATCGACACCGCAATGGCACTTAAGGCTCGCGCCATCATCAAGGGCGAGACAGACCCCGAATCGTTCCCCGCCGTGGCCGATTGGGTCCGCCAGTGTTACCACCGCCCCAGCGACCATGAGCTCCAGCTGGCGGCGCTGAATGAGCTGCTGGAGACGCACGGCGTCGAAGCGGTGTTTGGTGGGCCCAACCACGTATACCCCTACCTCGAATACCTGAATGTGGGTGACCCCTACATGCCGACTATCATCCTGCACCGTGGTGTATGGTCCGTCGGCTGCTATGCCGATTACCTGGAGAACTGAGCTGTGAAAGCTACCATGTTCGGAACACCGTATTTCCTGAGCATCCGCAACGCCCGCCGCTATTACTCGGGCTATGGGTATGACGACGTGGATGCAGCCGTGAACCACAAGATCGAGCACGGCAAGATCTTCATCGGCACGCCGCCGCTGAAGCCGGGCCAGACTGCGCACCTCAACACGGGCGAGGGGCGCTACTTCATCATCGAGCAATTGGAGGGTTGAGTCATGACCCTGCACGTCGAGGCCCGGCGCTGGTTCCAGCGTTCGGCCGGCAACACCTATCATTCCGTCCGCATCTATCGAGACGGTGAACAGATGACCTTTGTCCCGTTTGCCTACGGTTATGACGATATGTGGTTGCAGACCGCCTTCGACCAGCTGCGCTCGACCGGCTATCCAAGCATCCCCGCGCACGCGGGCACCCGCTTCTTGCGCGAGTAGCTCGACGGCACCTATTCCGTCATCGACGTTCAGCGCAAGCGCGACCTGTGAGGAGACAACAGACCGTGACCATCGGAAGCGAACGAATCACACTAGCTGTAGCGTATGCACTCGACTGGCAGCGATGGTTTGATTTCCTGTCACCCGGCCTCCAGCGCGCCCACTTCAACAATTGGGAGAGTGAACAACGCGATGCTCGGGCCATGCTTGCTCTGATTCGCGCTCGGGTGCCTCTACGCTCCGCGAACACCGATTGACCAGTACCAGACTAACCCTCGACCCCGAAACACGCTCAGAACGCACCACAGCGCCTCTGAGCAACTGAGAACCAATGGAGAACCGACGATGAAAATCGACGAACTGAGAACCATACTCAACAGGCACGCGGCTTGGTTGCGCGGCGAGTCGGGTGGAGAGCGGGCCGACCTGACCAGGGCCAACCTGACCAGGGCCAACCTGACCAGGGCCAACCTGACCGGGGCCAACCTGAACAGGGCCAACCTGGTTGAGGCCGACCTGACCAGGGCCAGTCTGACCGGGGCCAGTCTGACCGGGGCCAGTCTGACCGGGGCCGACCTGAACGAGGCCAGTCTGACCGGGGCCGACCTGTACGGGGCCAACCTGCGCGGGGTCAATCTGTGGAACTGCGCCGGCAACGGCCGCGAGATCCGAACCATGCAGCCCGGGCGTTACGTGGTAACGGTCTGCGGCGAGGTGGTACAGATAGGCTGCAAGCGATACAGCATCCGCGAGTGGGAAACGTTCGATGATACGACTATCGAGCAGATGGACGAGGGCGCGCTGGACTGGTGGCGCCAGCACAAAGAGCTGGTCCTGATGTTCGCCAGAGCCGTGGGTGCGCAGTCATGACTCCCCTACTCGACCAGGCCCGCGAAGCCCTCGATTTCGCCCAGGCGCATGAATGGGGTCGTGGCGCCTCCCTGCTGATGACGGACAACGGTCCGCGCATCGCCGGCCTGCTGGACGTGGTGAGCCGTGACAATGTGATCACCATGCGGACCATCGACCTCCCGGCGCGCGTGTCTCTGCTGCGCGACTGGGCCGGCTACTGAGAGGAAAACGCAATCATGTATCCAGACACCATCATCAAGTGGATTGTGCGCATCCCCGGCAATCGCGCCAACTGGAGCGAGCACCGCACAGAAAAAGCGGCAAAGCGCGAAGCCATCAAGGCCGATCGAATCGCCCCGGGTCACCGTGTGTACGCGCAGCATAAGAGCGGAAACACTACCGGGCCGTACTAGCCCACCACCAACCCGGAGAACAGCCGTGAAAGAGTCGGACATTCTTCACGAAAATGGCCGCTTTTGGGTGTGCAAGATCCGCGGCGCCTACCACGTGATGCGCCCGCATCAGTGCGCGAGCATCACAGACTCCGCTTACCGGCTGGACGCCGATGGTTTGTCCATCGCCAAAGCGCGCTGCGATTACCTAGCGCGCCGGGAGAACAACCGTGACTGACCACCGCACGAGCACCGAATTTCGCAACCGCCGGCCGTCGGCCACCGACCGTGCCCTTGTACGCGTGGCCAACGGCGAGCACCCCAACGCCGCGGCCGATGCCGAGGGCTTGGCCCGGTCCACTGTCTACCGCGCCCTGAAGCGCCGGCAGGCCCGCCGCAAGGCATCGAAGTAGCCCACCACCAACCCGGAGAACGTAACCATGACCAACGCAATCACAGTGCTGTATGACCATGAGCACGAATCGGTAGCCGACTGCATCACCATTCCACCATGGATCGATCAGGGGCTCACGTGCCGCGAGCTGGGCAGCATCCTGGAGGGTGGCTGTGCCTCCGGCGCCTACATGGCCGCGGTGGAGTCACAGGCCGCCCTGGAGACGATGAGCGAGTATGGCGACGCGGTGTTGGAGTATATCGACAGCATCACCGATGGTGTGCCCGCAGCGCCCGAAAACTCCTACTGGTCCGAGCTGGCGACCTTCTACCTCGCCAAAGCCATCGAGTTGTGGGCCGGCGAGGCGGGCGATGACGTGGCCGAGCAGCTGGAGAAGACGGACGACCCGGAGGCATACAACCCCGACGCGGAGGGCGAGCTGTGAACATCGACGAACTGAGAACCCT